GCCAACTGGTTTCCCACAAGCCTCTTCTGTTTCTGGAACCTATAAGGCTCCGCTGCTTGTAGGCGCAAATAAATTTACAACCTTATTCTATGGGGGCACAGATGGTTTTGATATAAAACAATCAGATCCCCTAAGAAATAATGCAATTGCCTTAAACGACCCTCTTGAAAGCTATGAGTATTTTACTTACCAAAGAGCAATTGATACGATCAAAAATCCAGAAATTGCTCAATACAACTTGGTTTCTATCCCCGGTTTGACAAACTCTTCTTTGTTAAACAGAATGGTTAATAATACTCAACAAAGAGCAGACTCCTTGGCTGTTCTCGATGTACCAAATAGCTATGTCCCACCCGCCGAATACCTATACCAAACCGGCGTTACTCAATCAATGGGCGATGTAAATTCCGCAGTTGATGCGTGGAAAAATACCTACGCCTTTAACTCCAGTTATGGTTGCGCCTATTATCCTTGGGTTCAAATCCGCGATAATGTGAACGGCACAAATGTTTGGGTTCCCCCATCTGTAGTTGCTCTAGGCGCAATGGCTTACACAGACATTGTTCAAGCTCCTTGGTTTGCCCCCGCCGGTTTCAACCGTGGCGGTCTATCAAGCGGTATCGCTGGTCTACCAGTTCTAAATACTGCTCTCAAACTATTCCAAGGTGACAGAGATAACCTATACAATGTAAACATCAACCCAATTGCTTCATTCCCAAATGAAGGCATTGTAATCTTTGGTCAAAAGACCCTACAAGTTGAGAAATCAGCCCTAGACAGAATCAATGTCCGCAGACTATTGATCTATGTCAAGACTGGTATCTCAAGAATTGCAGCGTCCGTACTCTTTGAACAAAATGTTCAAGACACATGGAACAGATTCATTGCACAAGCCGAGCCTTTCTTGGCAGACGTAAAAGCAAGATTTGGTCTAACAGACTACAAGTTTGTTCTTGACAATACAACAACAACTCCAGAGTTGATTGACCAAAACATGCTATACGCTAAGGTTTATTTGAAGCCAGCTAGAGCAATTGAATTTATCGCTCTAGACTTCATCATCACAAATACTGGAGCTTCTTTCGAAGATTAAAATTATAAAAAGGTACTACTTATTATAAAGTAAGGAGAGAAATTAATGGCTACACCCAATACACCTTGGCTAAATACGTTTGAACCAAAAAGAGATCATAAATTTGTACTTGAACTAGCAAATGTAAGACCCTGTTTCATAACAGATGTTACAATACCGCAGGCAACAGTAGCCGCAGAAACTGTCCACAATTTCTTATCTCATAAGTTCAAGTTCCCCGGTAAATTAACTTGGGGCGACTCTGTTTTTACTTTGGTAGATCCAATTGATTTAAACGCAGCGGGTTTATTGGTAGAGCATCTAAGAGGTTCTGGGTATGTATTTCCAACAGCTTTTAATACGGACAATCCAGCTAGCCCTGACTTTTATTTAAAGACAATAAAAAAACAAGGACCAGTCGGCAGCCCAAATCTTTTGGAAGGTCTGAAGATTACTTCTCTGAACTCTGATGGACAAAAAGTAGAAAGCTGGTATTTGAGAAACGCCTTTGTAAAACAAGTTGATTTTGGCATGTATAAGTACGAGGGAGAAGCCCTAAAGAACATTAAAGTAACTGTCTCTGTTGACTGGGTTGATTATGAAAACTTCCTACCAGCACAATTTAACATTAACACAACTGTTCCAAGATAACATCGTGGTTTAAGCATGGCTGAGTTACGACCAGAAAAAACAATAGCAGCATTTTTTGGTAATAATCTTAATGCTCCATTATTGCCAGAGTATGCATTTAAAAATGCCCAACAAAATTTTAGATTTATTTTAGAAGTATCAGGCTTGAATGTAGCCTTTATTCAGGACGTAAAAAGACCTGCTGTTACCATAGAACATCAGGACTACGAATACCTTGGTTACGAAATAAAATTTCCTAAAAAAATAAGATGGGAACCAATTGGCTTTACTGTCATTGAGTCTCACGATCCAAGAATTTTAGGTTCAGTGTTAGGCAACATGATGCAGAAGTTTACATCTAATTCTTATAGATACCCGAACCTTGTTTTTGAGGGCAAATATAGTAATTTATCAAAAAGAAATCTCACAAGAGATTTTGGAAATATAGTTATAAAAACTTTAGATCCAGATGGTAGAATAGTAGATACATGGAGAATTTATAACCCCATGATTTCTAAAATTACCCCTACTCAGTTAAGCTATGTCAATGAAACTTTATCAACAATTCAGGTTGATTTGGTGTATGATTGGGCTGAATATGGAATTGGCGGCGACATTAGACCCGGCTTGATCGCTGCTGGTGTAGTTAGTGGTATAACAACTTAAACAATAAATAAGAGGAAAAATGAATAGAAATAACAATGAACGATTCTCTGCTCCACAAGTGCCAGAAGAATTAATGCGTCAACTTATGGCTGCTAGCGTTGCACAACAAAATCAGGCTGCTTATAGCACACCTACAGAGCTAGTGTCCTTGCCATCAGAAGGAAAGTTCTATCCACCAGAGCATCCACTATTTAATAAAGATACTATAGAAATTAAGATAATGACAACAAAAGAAGAGGACATACTTGCAACTCCCTCTTTTATTGAGAAAGGCGTAGTTATTGACAAATTATTGGAGAGCATTATTGTAGACAAAAGAATAAGACCAGAATCATTATTGATAGGCGATAGAACGGCAGTTTTATTTAAAGCCAGAATCTCTGCCTATGGTCCAGAATATACTTTTAACACTGTTTGTCAGTCTTGTTCTACACAACAAAAAGTAGAGCACTTATTTGAAGATGTGAAAAATAAAGAAATTAAAACTTATGAAGAAATTGAAGTCGAAGATGGTTTAATTAAGATGACTCTTCCAAGAAGTAAAGCGGTTGTTCATATAAAACTTTTAACTGGGCAAGATGAAAATGAAATAGATCAAGAAAAAAACAGAAGAAAGAAAGCAAACTTACCAGAAGAATCTGTAATGTTAATGTATAAAAAAATGATAGTAAAAGTAAATGATAATCAAGACTATTTTGCTATAGCAAACTTTATTTCCGAAATGCCAATAGCCGATTCAAGATACATAAGAAAGATTTATCAAGAAACAAAACCAGACGTAGATTTAACTTACCGCTTTGAATGCAAGAAATGTGGTCATGTTGATGACGGAGGTGTTGTCTCATTCTCTGGAGACTTTTTTTGGCCAAGAGTATAAATTTTTAATTTCTCATTTTTTTGCCTTAAATTCTGAATATATAAATTATGTTTATGAAGTTTTATTTGTGTTAATGCAACACGGTAATTGGAACTTTAGAGATGCCTATTGCCTTCCAGTTGCGCTGCGAACATGGTTTTATGAGAAACTAGTAGAATTTTTAAAACCCAAAGAAAAACAATAATTTAACTATTTATTTATGTTGAGGTTGAAATAATGACAGAAATAGATTATGAAAATTTATTATTAGCACGAGGTTCTGAACTTGCCTTAGATCTTTTTACGCTTGAAGGAACCTTCAAAGCGGCGACTGCGGCTGTAACAGATTCTTATGCCACCTTTAACTCTAGAGTAAAACAAGCCTACGAACAAGCTCAAACCATAAGAATAAATGTCCAAAAACAATTTGGTATCTTAGATGAAGAAAGTGGAAGAATGTTGGCTAAAAAAATAAGTGACCAACAAAATTTTCTGAAACAAAATGAAATCACTGTAGCAAAATTTGCCTCTAATTTTAATAAAGTAGGAAGTGACTTAAATACCTATGTTATAAAAAGAAGCGACGAAGCTGTAATTAGTTTTGCTAAATTGGTTTCTATAAATGAAAAATTTGGCATTACTACTCAAAACACGATGGATTTAGTAAACAAACTTGGCGGCGGGTTCGGCATGAATGCCGAGCAAATAGACAAATTTTCTGGAAAACTGCTTACTTTTGCCAAGGAAACTGGTCAGGACTTTAATAAAGTTTTTTCTGATTTCAACAAATCTATGCAAAGCTTTTACACAATTCTAGATCCAGAAAAAGCCGGAACTCAATTTATGTCATTCCAGCAAATGGCTAGAGGCTTTGGAACTACAATAGACG